ACTCGCTGGCGTACAACCCGGCGGTAAGATTTTAGATCTGCATCATAATCCAAGCATTAAAGAAGCGTGTGAAATCGTGGGTTGGAAATACGTGGATGGCGGCTTGGCTAGTCATTTTCGGAGAAAGAAATAAGGCATGAAAAAAAATTACTTTTCAGGAAAAGAATTAGAAAAGCAGGTACGCGAAAGTATCGGCGGCATAGCTCGCCTTGTTGGGGAAACTTTAGGCCCAGGCGGTAGGCCGGTACTTCTTAAGCGAGAAAACGATACTCCTCAAGCCACAAAGGATGGAGTTACAGTAGCGAGGGCCTATGCCACGAATGGCGGCATTGATGAACTCGTAGTCGAAGCTGCGCGCGAAGTCTGTGAAAGATCAGCTCGCAATGCTGGCGACGGCCCCCAACCACTGCACAGTAAGGTTCTTACCCCGACTGGGTTTGTAAAAATGGGAGACATGAAAGTCGGGATGGAAATTTGCGGCACAAATGGAACAATTCAGCGTGTTCTTGGTGTTTTCCCAAAGGGCAAGAAAGAGATTTACGAAGTTGAGCTTGAAAACAGCGGTATTGTCGAGTGCTGCGGGGATCACATTTGGAACGTCGTGGTTGCTCAAAATAATTGTAAGTCCGCAAATATTACAACGGAATCGATGGTGAAAGATTTCGTTAAGGTTAATGCCTATGGGGAAAAGAAACATAAGTATTTTGCTCCAAGGACATACGTTGATTTTTATGAAACGGAGCTTCCAATTGACCCTTATCTTCTGGGGGTTTCTATTGGTCTCGATAATAGCTCTAGCAAGACTAAATTTATTCCTACTTCCTATCTCTATTCCTCTAAGAAAACTAGAGAAGCATTGCTTAAGGGTCTTATCGATACTGATGGCTACGTAAATAGCAGGGGCCTGTTCGAGTTCAGCACCGTTTCCGACAAATTGGCTAATGATTTTGTCGAATTGGCAAGGGGACTTGGTAAGTCTGTTTACCGAAGACTGCATGTTCGAGCGGCTGACTCCGGTTCGTATTCTGACATCCCGATTCATAGGATTCAAGAGTTGAAAGGATATAAGTACGGGTCCAAGATTGTTAGAATTTCTCCAACAGGGAAATATGCCGAGATGCAATGCGTTAAGGTGAGTAATCCAGACAGTCTTTATATTACCGACAATTACGCCGTTACACACAATACGACTACCGCCATTGTCCTCGCAAGCGCGCTCGTTTCCGCCGGACAAGATGCTATCGGTTCTCGAAGCCCTCAAGCTTTTGCTCGTGAGCTGAAGATAGCATACGAAACTAAGGTTAAACCTGACATTGAATCTTTAGCTAAGCCCATTAAAGGACTCACAGAAGCTCAAGGCCTTGAAATGGTGAAGAAGGTCGCTCTAGTATCCGCTAACCATGATTCGGGCATTGCGGACGCAGTAGCAGAAGCCACCCAAGCGGTTGGGGATGACGGCGTCATTGAGGTTGAAGAAGGAACTGGGCGCGATATTCGGGTGTCAGTGCGTGATGGATATGCTTTTAATTCCGGCCTAAACGCCTTGGGCGGGTCGGCTGGCCCGTCTTTTGTGAATCGGCAAGCGAGTGGTGATTGCGCTATCGATAATGTCTTGGTGGCCCTTTACGACGGGGAAATCAATGAAACGGGTGTAGTAGTTCCTTTACTTGAGCGTGTGGTGGCCGATCCTCAAAAACCAAGTCTCTTGATTTTAGCGCACGCTTTTAGTGATCAAGTTCTTAAAGCCTTAGCTCAAAACTTTCGCCGTGGTGTGGTGACTGTGGTGCCCATGAAAACCCCCCGTGGTGGTCATGGACCCAGTGAAGCGTTGAGAGATATTGCGGCCTTTACTGGCGGTCTTGTTTTTGATTCCCAAGGCATACCATTGTCGGCGGCTACAATTGAGACATTGGGTTTTGTAGCAAGCGTCAGGATCGATCAGCGCGAAACTAGGTTGGTTGGTAAGCCTGCGATTGAAGATTTGGAAAAAAGGATTTCAGAGTTAAAAAGTCGGCTAGAAGGGGCGACTGAATTTGATGCGGGTCAATTGCGTTTTCGAATTGGCAGATTGACTAGCGGCGTTGCTACTCTTTATGCCGGCGGTTCGACTGCGTTTGAAGCAATGGAACGACGGGATCGTGCAGTGGATGCAGTAAGCGCAGTGCGTTGCGCTATTGATTCCGGGGTTGTTCCCGGTGGCGGAGCTTCTTTATTGTTTGCTGCTAGAAAACTGAGTGATTCAGGTGCGGAAGGTGTTCTCAAAAAAGCACTTCAAGAGCCATTTAAGAGAATCTTAGAAAACGCTGGCGTAGAATGGGTTGGGCGAGCTGATAGTGAAACGGGATATGTAGAGGACCAATTTATGGTCATTGACGCTCTTTCTTTGCGGGCAGTGGAATGGTGGTCTGCTGGTATTATGGACCCCCTAAAAGTCACCCTTGGGGCGTTGGAAAACGCTATTTCTGTGGCTCAAATGTTGATTACGCTCGGGGGAGCTGTGAGTGACAATCCGACTGAAAGTGAAACTCAAGTGAAAGCGTTACAAAATGGTATTATGAAGGCAGTTGAAGGTCAGTAATGTCTCCAATACGTAAGTATTTTTGCATAGATTGTACTAAGGAGCAGCGGCGTTTTGAAATGGGGCAGGATGAAGAATTTCCTAAGTGTTTGTGTGGGTCCGTAATGGTTCGCGCATTAGGTACGCCTCAGCCGCGCGCTATGACAATGGCTGATGAGTATCATGGGAAAAGTATTGAGCAGGATGTTTCCAGAAAATTATTAGAGCGAGCAAAAGATCACGAAAAGAAAAACGCGGTATAAAGCCGTTTGAGGGATATAAATTATGGCACGACCAAAAACACCACGCGAACCTAAGAAACCTAAAGGAATTACGCCGGAATTTGAAAACATACTGAATACGTCTTCTGAAGAAGGTCTTAAGTCTTTGATTGTGACTATGCAAAAACAGTTGCAAGAGGTGGTTCAGTTTTTAAAATGTGAAGATGATAGTGAAGCTGCCGAAGAATTGAGACGGATGAGGTCTGCGGTAGCCGAAATAGAATCGCCATCCAAAGAAACTAAAGCGGTACTTATGAATCGTACTAAAGCTGTTCTTAAAGTGCTGGGTGAACGAGGCCAGATTTAATTGCGTTCGGTAGAGCAGTGCCAAGAATTCCAGGTCGCTCGCCGGGTTGCATCTTTGGTTGCTCCCGGTTGGCGACTATTGGCTACTCCATTTCTTCAGTCGGAAGAGATAGCTATCGATATCAGAAAAAAAACAATTGAGATTGGGGAAGACACCACAAAAGAATATCTTTTGGCCGGTGCTATGTTTGCAATTGGCCATGTTAAATTGCAGAATAAATCTCGTTTTGCTGAATTCTTTGGTAATGGTTTAGAACACTATTCTGACGATAATAAATTGATCTCTAAATTGGCATCTCAGGGGGTTCTTGCTGATAAGCAGGCTATCGAATGGGCAAGCACGTCTCTTGCTGCTTTTTGGCCTGATTTGAATTGTAGTGGTGCGTTATATAAATACGGGCTTCGTCGCAAGGAGTGGATTCGTTATTTTAGTTGAAGTTTTCCGTCACTTACTGAAAGATCAGTTTGGGGGTGGCTTGTGGCTAGAATGGAAGTAGCTCTTGAATCCTTTTTGAATGCCAATGGGTTTGATTATAAAAAAAGCTCCAGTAGCTTTATTTTAAATAATTGCCCTAACTCTATGTGTCGTAAAGAAAGACACACGTATGTCCGTTGCTCTTCGGGCAGAACCATTTGCTTTAAATGCGGTTCAAAGTGGGACTGGAAGGGTTTAGTCGCGGTTTTAGCTCGCACTGATCGAAATAGATCTTATTCTATTCTTTTTGGGGGTGTTGGCGATGAATGCTCGGATGAGTGGTCCGGAGATATTTTATCTGAGCATGATGTCGAGGGTGTGAAACCTGATAAGCCAATCTCTTTTGGGATAGATTTTATTCCCGTAGAAGAAAGTGCAGAAGGACTGAATTATTTATCTTCTCGCAATATCAATGCTCAGGGAATCGTGAATTATGACATTCGATGGCATGGCACTATGCAGGCTGTCGTGTTTCCCATTGTTAAGGGCGGTATAACTTATGGTTGGCAAGCGCGAAAAATAGCCCCCGAACCTGGAGAACTTCGACTGATCAGTTCTCGGTTTAACAAGAGTCGATTTTTATTGAATTGGGATCGTGCGTCAAAAGAGACTGACTTAATTGTAGTTGAGGGTCCTTTTGACTCGGTGTGTTCAGATGTAGTGGATGGGGTGGGTTCTGTAGCTACGTTGGGCAAGGGTGTTTCACTGGATCAAATTGAAATGATATTACAATCAAAAGCGGAGCGAATTTATTTGGGGTTAGATTCGGATGCTTTTGAAGAAATTTATGATTTGGCCAATTTAATTGGCCTACGTAAAAAGGTTTTGCGGGCTTGTGTACCCGCAGGGCGGGCAGACTTTGGGGAAAGTCTACCTGAAGAAGTAAGGGAGTCGATTAAGACAGCTAGGCCGATGAATAATCCATCGGACTATCTCGAAGTCTTTTTCAAGTAGGGCTACCAAAAGGGGACTGATGGATAGTAAATTATACGTTGCGAAGACGTTAAAAGAGCGAGCTAATATCCATAAGGCGAAATTAGAGTCTGAAGGCCGTTATTGTAATGGGAAGTATTATTCCAAGGGTGGAACGGCACGTATTTTAGGATATTGGGATGGAAATACCTTTATTGCCCCAATAGATGGGCATCCGGTGGTTGTCCCACCCATAGAGGTGGATGAATGCCGATTAAATAAATTCTCTGATCTTTGGGAAAATATGATTCGTGTGCATTTCCCGACTAGATATGTTTGGGGCGCAATGTGGGGGCATGACGATTTAGTTTCTCTTTGTCGAATCGAGGCCTTTAAAGCTTTGTCTGAGACTTTCGATCCAAATAAAATGCGTAGTCGAGTATTTTTGTGCAAAACGGAAGAGTCTAGGATTAAGCGATTCGAAGAAGAAAAAGAACTTTGTCGTGATTTTAACAAAATTCTTTCAATTGCAGAGCGTGGGTGGGTAAAAGAGCGACTAAGGAACTTTTTATGGCGCTCTCAATACAATTATCATCCCCAACAATTGGGGGGGATCGCTCAGAGCATGACACCTCTTGCAGAGGATAAGGTGACAAATAAGGAAATGCGTTTCAATTTGTTTTATGAAACAAAGCTTCATTCGCCGGAAGCGATTCAAAAGACTGAAGAGTTGTTGTTTGTAATGGATCAGTTGGGTCCAAAAGAGGCAGCGAATTTATTTTTTTCTATGGAATGCTGCGATAGGGATGGGGTTATAGAGATTATTGAAGCTCGCCGCGATTACTCTTTGGAGCGTGCGATGCAAGAAAGAGATTTATTTGAGGCGATGACAAAGACGGACAATTATCAATTTATCTCGGAGTCACCTTGAATTTTTTAGTCACTGATTCAGAAACCGGAGGTACGGCGGTAACGAAAACGTTATTAACTGCCTATTTCGCCGTGATGGATGAAAATAAAGCCATCTTAGACGAATTGCATCTTCGACTGAAACCGAAGCTCGGAAAGAGATACGAGTGTGAGGAGCGGGCTCTTAATATTACCGGCATCAATTTGAAGTCTCATGATGCCATTGCGATACCGCTTGAGACTGGATCGGCATTATTAAAAGAGTTTCTTTCTCGGAATGCGACGGTGGAAAAGTTAGTGCCACTGGGTCAGAATGTCTCTTTTGATATTAGGTTTTATTTAGCAAATTTACTGACCAAGGCAGAGTGGTTAACGTGGTGTACGGAAGACGTTGAAGACACTCTCGTTATTGCGCGCGAATTAAAAAAGGCAAAAAAACTAGCCCTCCCAGCTTTAAAGCTGGGTGTAATGTGTGATCACTTTAATATTCCTTTAGCCAATAGTCATTCCGAGAAAGATGACGCTATAGCTACAGCGTTGCTGCATTCTCGTTTGATAGCTTTGAGGGGTGGCTCTACAAGCATCAGTGTGAAAGGCGAGCCGGCAGCTCCAATTCGCCCTGTAAAATCAACAAATCCATGCCCATGTCCGCCGTTAGTTCATTTTTTTCCTCTGAAAGTGATGAGTCAGTATACGGTTTTGCGCGGAGCCAGCTCAATTGATCAGTATTTAAAGTGGGCCAAAGACAATGGGATTTCTGCCCTAGGGTTGACAGATGATTGCTGGGCTACTGGTCTTTTAGAGCTTTATACGAAAGCCAAGAAAGAAAAAATTATACCACTCTTAGGTCTTATTGTTCAAGTAGCTGATGCTAGTGGGTATTTCGATCTTACTTTGTGGGTCCTTAACCAAGAGGGCTACAGGAATTTGCTATGGCTGAGTAGTCAGGGGTTTTCTGAGTCTTTTATTGGCGGAAAGCTTCGGGCTGGAGTGAGTAAGCATGGTCCAGTTCCCAGGGTATCTTTAACAGAGGTCATAGGACATTTAAGTGGCTTGGCAGTAGGTACTGGCGGGGCTGATGGATTAATCGGTAGATTTGGTGCGGTATCCGCTAAGCCTATTGTGCAGGAATTATTTGCAAAGTCAGGTGGCAAACTTTTTTTAGAAGTGATTCCTCGCCCTCGTTCTCATATTTTTGATATGGCGGCGGGAGGATTTGTTCCATTGCCGATGGATAAACAAAAGTCAACAAATGAAGCCGCCATGGTTTTATCCAAAGAATTATCTATTCCTTTATTGTTAAGTCAAGATGCCCACTATGCGAATCCTGGAGATCGCGAAGTTCAGGATATTTTATTGCAGAATTTAGATGCTACCGGGGGATCACGCCTACATCAGCCACACCATTTGATGTCTACGGATGAGGCATGGGATGCCTGGAATTCGATGCACCCAGGTAAGGAAGATGAATTTATATCCGGAATTCTTTCTGGGTACGAATTAGTTGAAGATGCAAGTGGCTTAACCATTGTAGACGATTATCATCTACCCACTATTGAAATGCCGGCAGATATTTCTTCTCTTGATGTTTCTGACGCTGATAAACATAAGTTGTTCATTTATCGTCGTATTGAAGCTCATGGACGAATGAAGTGGGAAGATCCAAAATGGATGGATCGCCTGTCTATGGAATTGAATGTTATTTGTGATAACGGAAAATTGGACTTTGCGCGTTATTTTTTGTTTTTAGAAAAATGGTATATTTGGTCACGAGAAAACTCTATTTTGAGTGGGGCCGGTCGAGGTTCAGGTGCGGGGTCGTTATTGTGTTATTTACTTAAAATAACCCATTTAAATCCGTTTGATTTTGATTTGCCGTTTGAGCGATTTTTAAGTGCGGGGCGTATTTCTCGTGGCAAGTTTCCAGATTTAGATTGCGATTTTGGTTTCCGAGAACCACTTTTAGCAATACTTGAGCATACCTACGGAGACAAATTTGCCCAAGTATCTACGCACGGTCGACTGAGGGCTAAGAATGCGATTAAGGCCGCGTGCCGAATTCAGCTTGGGTGGGTGAGTACGGACCCAAGGGTAGATAGTATCACAAAGCAGATTGATAACACTCCTACTGGGGTTGACGATCAGGATTTTTTACTGGGGTACACAGATAAGGAAGGTATTGAACACGAGGGAGAACTTAGTAAGAAGCCCGCCGTACAGGCTTTCTTTAATGAGTATCCAGAAGTTTATGAGCAGGTAATGGACCTCCTAGGGAAGCCCCAGTCTGTTGGTAGACATGCCTGTGCTTTCGTTATTTCTGATTTTCCTATTATAGAAAGTGCTCCTGTTTGTACTATTAGCGACAGAATCTGTACCCAATACACGGCACCTCCCATTGGATTTAATGCTGCTGAAAAGGCCGGGCTCGTGAAGTTTGACTTTTTGACAGTCAATACTTTGAATGATGTCGCTAATGCTATCAGGATGGTTCAGAAAAAGCTCGGATATAGGGTTTGGAGACAAAAATTACAGATTGGCCAAAAGGAGTTTGAAGTCTGGAAAGGGGATCTGGAGGTAGATATCCTACCTATGCCTGACGGGACTTTGATTGATATCTATAACCCGCCAGAAGATCCAGCCGTTTTCAAAATGATCGAAGAGGGTAAGACTGAAAGTTTATTCCAGATTAGCTCTTCTCTCATGACTACTTATGCCAAAAGAATTAAACCGAAGAGTCTGATGGATTTATCGGACGTGGTAGCCATAGTGCGCCCTGGACCTCTTAAGGCAGTGATTGAAGATGGCAAGACTACGATGGCAGAAGCATATATTGATCGGCGGGATGGAAAAATGCCAGTCACGTATGCTCATCCAGACATGGAGCCTATTTTAAAAGGAACTAGGGGGATCGCAATCTATCAAGAAAGTTTGCAATCTCTCTTTAGTGAACTGGCTGGATACTCTTTAGAAGAGGCTGACGAAATTAGGGAGCTTATTGGTAAGAAAAAGAAGCAGGAAATGGAAAAGATTCTTCCAGAACTACGGAAGAGGCTTGCTGCGAGGGGTTGGTCTGAAAATCAGTCTCAAGTTTTTGTCGATCTTTGTGTCGCGTCTGCGTCTTATTCTTTCAATCGCGCGCACTCGGCGGCATATGGGCTTTTGGCTTATCAATCTGCTTTCTTAAAGCATCACTTTCCTTTGGAATGGTGGACAGCGGTACTGCAAAACGCAAAGGTAGAGGATATTCGGGATAAAGGTTACGCGCGGGCGCTGAAGGATATTTTAGTTCTCCCGCACGTTAATGGTCCTACAGAAACATTTGAATTAAAAGATGGCAGAGTTCATGCTCCACTTTATTTGATTCGTCAGCTCGGGGATGCGGCTGGGGCGAATATTAAGCGGGCGAGAGAAATCGGTGGGGATTTTGTTAGTTTGCAGGATTTCTTTGAGCGAGCAAATGTAAGTAAGACGGTTATTACTCATTTGATTTTGGTTGGCGGTTTTGACCAAATAGAACCTGGAAGAATTGCCCAGGATCTTTTAAGAGAATACGCTCTTTTGGCGCGGGCTTCTGAGTTGAAGGGATATGGTCAAGATAAGACAGGCGTAGAACTGACTACCGCTGCCGCTATGTATGCGATTGCTGCTGAGGCTGGTCAAGAAAAGCAATTAGAAGTTCCATTTGTTGAAATTGGAGGCATTGAAATTGAGAAGCTAAGGATGAGCTTTCTTTCAATTTATCGCGTGAATATTTTGGAACGATTTCGGCCTCTTCTGCAAAAGTTTCTTTTGATAAGCGGTGACAACGCTACTTATTCCGGAGTAGTTGGCAGGTCTATTCCAGTTTTGACTCAGGTATCTCAAGTTGAAGAGCACTTTCTTAGACATGGTGTCGGTATTAATGCCCTCCTTGTGGCTTGGGTTGGCATTGTGAAAGAGAGAGAAGTGTTTGAATATACAGATAAGAAGACAAAGCAAAAAGTAAAAGCGGTTCGCGTTATAGTGGCAAATGATGGGGATGAATTGGAGTGTTTAATTTGGCCGGATATGTATCAAAAGCTTCAAAGGGTAGAGGCCTTTCGGAAAGAAGGTAAAACTTTTGAAGATGTTTTGAAAGAAGACTATGAAGGCAATAAGGGACTAATATATTTCGCTAACGCGACGGGTAAAGAATTATCGTGTTCCCTGATTCTTTTTGTGGGAGTAGTGAAGCCATCCAGAGATCCGGGTAGGTGGAGTATGGGTGTAGTTGAAGTTTGTGATCTTGAAACGTATAGGGGGTAATTGTGAAATTTATCGTATTTACTGGCGATTTAGATTTGTGTAACTCAGCGGCTCATATTTTTGGGGGGAAGAGTGTCAACCTCGCTGACAAGATAGGAATTCATTTATGGCAAGTCTTAGGTGTAACTCCGGGTGAGTTTCCAAAAGATGGAATTCAACTACAAGATACGCATATTCGTAAATTGTTCGGTATGATGAGTGAGTCAGGGGTTGCCGTTCAAAATTATTCCGGTAAAACTGTCTATTCAATGGCGGAAGCTGTTTCTTATTATTCCGATATTGGGACTAAGGAAATTAGTCAGGGATGGCTGGCAAAGAATTTTGTTAGACATGCAGACGACGGGGTGTATGTGGTGTTAGGTGCTAATCTATGGGACATCATAGCTCTTACGGCGCGAGGCGTCACTGCTTCGATTACTGTTTCGGAAGAAAAGCCAGATCAAGATGGTTTGTGGTTACGGGCGAAAGAGGGCAAGGTTGCCCTTAAGGATGCGGAGCGTCTACAAAAGCAGATAAAGAAAATGTTTTATGGCGAAGAATAAAAGTTGTAAAAAATAAGTATAAAGTAACGTAAAAAAAAGAGAGTGAAATATGACTACTGTAGATAATGAATTATGTATTCCTAGTTGGAGTATGGAAGACACTTCTTCTGATGCGGGATCAGTCAAGATTGTAAGAGAAAAAGTTAAGGGACTATCTCATTTTCGCATCCTGCCACCGTATGGAACCAATAATAAGCGAGCGTTGTTTAAGCGATATCAACAGCATTGGGGATTTATTGGTGCCAATGGGAATCAGCAGCCCGTCGCTTGCTCCTATGCAATTGATCGGTTCTGCCCTATTTGTCAAAAGGTAAAGGATGCTCAGGCAGAGCTTGATCGTATGATGGGTGGTAAAACACGCATTGAGGATTTGCCGGAGGATCAAAAAGCGCCTGCGAAAGCTTTATCAGAATATGTGTTTAAATATAAAGTAGATCAGGTATTTTGTTATAATGCTGTTTCTTTAGATGGTCGAGTAGTTGTGCTCGACCTCAAGTGGACATCTCATAAAAATCTTTTTGGCGATGGAAAAGAATTTGATGGTCGCTTGAAGGATGTCGTAAAGAAGCATCGCTTCGATCCAACATCAATTCGAAATGGTGTATGGTTTACATTTGATAAAACAGGAAAGGGACTGGCAACGGCGTATCCTGTTGAGATAAAAAAGACATCGACAGTTCTGCCGGGTGGTCAAATAGCTGAGATTTTTGATCGAACTCCATTGTCTGATGATTTGGTTGCTAGGTTGGAGGCGCAGTTTGCAGAAGCCGGGGAGGATGGCGTTGCTCGCGGCCCTATGTTTGATATTCATACTCTTATGGACCCAATGACTGCGAATCAACTTGCTGACATCCTGGCTGGTAAGCCAATTCCGATGCGTCAAAGGCGTTCGGTTACTCAGCAGGCTTCTGCTCCTGTTAATATTCAAACCGATCTGCCTGATCCGTCTGAATTTACTGGTGCTGCGCAGAATCACTTTGTTGGAACTCAGTTTGCACCACCCCCTGTGTCAACCCCAATCCCACCACCGATTGTAGCTCCGGCGCAAGCGACAGTCCCAGCCCCACCTCCTGTGGTGTCTACGGCTGGCGGATTAGCAAAAGAGATTGAGCGTTTGCGCGCATTGCAGGCGGCTAAGAGAACTGGTGTGTGATCGAGTGTTCCTTTGATATAGAAATGGAAAATGCCGAGGGGTTAATAAAGCCCCTCGGTCTTTCTTCTTTGTTACCGTATGACGCAAAGGTTGCCGACATTGCGGGAATTAATGCGTTAACGGCATCTCTTTATATGCGGGACTTTCTTTTGGGGGTTGAAGAGGCGAGCCGATTGCATTCTCGGGCGGTATTTTCTTTGGAGCAAGCAAAAGATATCTCAGCCTGTAGAAGGTCTGTGGCCACGCTTGATCGTGCTCCGGATGGGCTTCGACAAAAGAACATGCGCGTCAATGAAGAATTTTGTAAGCAATTTGCTATGAGCGATATCGACTATCTAATGGCTCGTGAGGCTGAAGGCTACTGGAAGGCCATGGTTTCGTATTTGGAAATGAAGATTAAAAAATATCAAGGTGGGTATGAAGCTGCCAAGGGTATTGCTTATCAGACCCGAGACCCTCGCGGAAGCGGTGGGAGCTTGCCGAGTGGGAGGGATTCAGCGTGAGTGAAAAAAAACAATGGCTGACGATGTTAACGAAGGGGAGTCACTCTTCTGTTGCTTCAGAGGTTGTTAGGGAAAGACGCGCTATTTTAGGTACTCCTAGTTTGAATTGGGCACTGAGTGGTGGGGCGGTATACGGTAATACCACTTGCTGGTACGGACCTGAACAGTGCTTATCTGGGGATACTTTTATTCGATATGAAGTCAGGGACCAGAACGGTAAAAGACAAAATCATAAAGGTGGTACTATTGAGCATCTTTATCAACTTTTTCATAGGCTTGGCGATTATCCTCATCAATACCCGTCTGATTTTGTTTTTTATGTGAATTCTATAAACGAAGGTAATTGGATTATCCAAAATAAGATTCTTGATGTTGTTCTCTGTGGAGAAAAAGATACTTTTTTACTCAAGACATCTTCCGGTAAAGAAATTATTTCTACCAAGGAACATAAGTTTTATGTTGGGGGTTTATTCTCCCCTTTGGCTGATTTAAAAGTTGGTGACTGTGTTTATATTCACCATAATGCTCCGTTTGTTAGTGAAGATAAAATCGAGAGTATTTCTTATTTCGGTAAGATTCAGACATTTGATATAAAATGTCAGTTTCCTTATAATAATTACATTGCTAATGGAATCGTTGTTCATAATAGCGGTAAGAGCTTAATCACCATGTTGGGTGCTGCCGCCGTTCACCGTGACGATCCCGATGCTTTCGTTGTTCTTAATTCTTCGGAAATGCGCTCTCCTTCGCCAGAAAAAATCGCGGCTTTGGGGGTTGATCCCGCTCGCCTTATTGTACGAAAATACAATACTATTCATGATATCTTTGATTGGATTGCCAGTCCGGATGAAAAATTTAAGTTAAGTACGGGTGAATCAGTTCCCGGATTACTTTTCATGTTGAAAGAGGGTGTACCAGTTAAGGGGCTGATTACGGATAGTATTAAGGCAATCCGCGGTCCTCGCGAAATTGGAAGTGAAAGCGCAGAAAAAGATATCATGGGGGACTTGAGCAAGTTCCTTAATCCCGCGCTTAGATTGATTTTGCCGGTCATTCGTGACTATAAAATGCTCAATCAATTTGTTCAACAGGTGAATATGAATATGTCACCTGACGAGGTTAAGTACCAAAATAAGAAATACGTCCTCCCTAGTGGAATGTCTCTTCGCCATTTTTGCGAAACGATGGCTTTGGTAGAACGGGTTGAGCGCAAAGACGCTAAGCTTTTTGATGAGACTAAATCTGGGGTTCGAGACAGTGCAATACTTCAGATTGGCCACACCGTTCGGGTTAAAATTGAGAAAGCAAACCTCGATACCCCATTCCGTGAGGCTGAGTTCCATATTAATTATAATAAAGGGGTTGTGGATCTTGGGTTCGAGGTCGCTCAGCTTGGTATGAATATGGGTGTGATTATTCATCCTAAGAACGACAAAGGATCTGATATTGTGAATCAATGGATGTTTAAAGATAAGAAGTGGATTGGTTTTGAGAAATGCGTGGCAGAATTAGAAGAAAATCCTGAACTACGCCGGCAAGTGATGTCGGAAATCTATGACGCGGACAAAAGTTAAAAAAACAAAGAAAACCATTAAGAAGAAGAAAAAAAGAGGTGGGGGTAGTGGGGGCAATGGTGGAAAGCCATTGAGGGACTATATTCCAATTAGGCCGTCATTAACGGTTATCTATATCCCAACTTGTTTTTAGAAAGGTTTTTTGTGAATTGGCTAGTTGTAGGGGACCCCCATGGTCGGGCTCAAGATATCGATGACCTAAAGTATCTGTTGAATTTTATTGTCGAAACGTCTGTCGATGAAAAGTGTGATGGCGTTATTATTCTTGGGGATCTTTTTCATAATTTCTCCATCTTGCATGTAGACGTGGTTACGGCTTGGAGTAGTTTTTGCTCATCAATTGATTGCCCAATGATTTTGCTTTCTGGCAACCATGACTTTTGTAATCAAGATGGTGGGCATAGCGCGATTGAATCTCTATCGTGGGCTGCGTCTTGTGTTTTTTCTCGGTTAGCTCCGGTTAAAGATCGTGGTGCTTACTTTATGCCATTTCATCGTGATGTTGCGGAATTTGAGCGTCAATGCCGGAGTATCCCGGCTGGTAAGGTTCTTTTTTGCCATCAAAGTTTTAACGGTGCTAAGTTTGATAATGGATTTTATGATCCCCATGGGGCTGATCCAGATTGTGTAAAACATTTGTCTTCTGTAGTCTCAGGTCACGTTCATACGAGACAACAAGTCTCTAATATTTGGTATCCAGGCTCCCCGAGGCATATGTCCTTTTCTGATGCGGGTCAGGAAAAGGACATTTTTGTAGTGAAAGTTGAAGATGACACGGTTTCTATTTTAAAGGAAATCCCTACTCTTGGAGTACGGTATTATACTGTTGAGGCGGAGACTGTAAAAGATCTTTTGGCTATCGTCCCTCGTATTGTGGCAAAAGAAGATTGCCACTATAGCTTTAAGGCTCGCGGCTCTGCTGCTGATATCGCTGCTTTTTGGGCAGATGACGGTATAAAGACATTTAGAGGCCGGGTTCGTCGTGTGGTGGATAATCTGCTTACGGATCGTGGCTCAAAGTCTTTGACTCCGGTTGGGGCAAATACAGCACAGGAGCGATTCGATGGTTTTATCAAATCAAAAAAATGGCGTACCCCGGTCGAAAGCCTTTCGGCATCCGCTCAAAAACTTCTCTCAGAAGTCTCAGGTTAAGCCACCAGAAGAAGAATCTCAGGAGTATCCATCTCTGGATTCTGGTCTAGCTAACGCAATGGGCCAGCAGTGGGGCGCAAGGTGGCTTTTGAATAGTGGTGTTTTTAGTGATTTAGCTGGGGATGAATTAATCGCGATGGCTTATGAGCCGGCGGTTAAGGAAGTTAAGATTGAAATTGATAGAGATATGGATAACGGCGGGGAATACCCGAGTGTAACTTATCTCATCACGCTGACTCCGTTTAAGTATCTTTTGTACCGGATGTCTCAACTGACTGGGTTCGGAAAAATCTTAGCATTGCTGTCTTCTTATCTTGGGGCTCCTATAGGGATCGAATCCAGAATTGCAAAGCGTGCGGTGAGTTATTTGCCAGCTCAATACACCGTTTTAGTACGGATTTTGTGACGGATAATCAAAAGGACTTAGCAATTCAATTTGCCAATAAGGGTCTCACCGAAAATGAGGCTAAGGTTTTGGCGAAATGGGTAGACGCCGGTAAGCCTGGATTACACAAATCCAGGGCTGGTAATTTGGGCCATTTGTATACCCTCGGGTACACTTGCGATGAAATCCATAAATGGAATCCTCAATATCCGATTGAATTGTTATTGTGGGCCAGAATTGAATATGACTGGGATGGGGTTAAAGAGCGGTATCAGAGGATAATGCACGGTAGGGCACTTGAATCTGCGCTTAGCGCAAAGCAAGAAAGCGTAAGACTTTTAGCGGACATCATTGCGGCTACAAATTTAAAGTGGCGTCGGGATTTGATGGAATATTTGTCGGACCCCGACAATAAGAAGTTTCCTGAGTTTGTGCCGACTAGCCTTCGTGGCTATCGAGAGATGCTAGAGATGTTGGATGGATTGATTTCTGTGAGATCCAGTGACGACAAGTCATTGCCCAGTCCTCTTGTTAATATCAATTTTGGGAATTCAAAGGCCGACCCTAAAGAGATATCTTCAGAATTGGCGATGAGACTTGAGGAAAAAAGGGGGTTAGGGAGATGAAGGGGGATGAAAAAGACATTCGGCTTCTTTATTCCCAGTGCCAAAGTAAGCAGCATCTTCATGATTTTTTAGAATATTTTTTTGACTTGGATTTTCCAAGTACGACTATTTCTCGTTTTTCTGACAGTAATCCCATGGATTTTATGTGGGAGGTTTATAGTGCAATGAAAGATCGGCGGCAGTTAGGGATACTCGCCCTAAGTGGCCGAGAATCATTTAAGACCTTGTGTGTCAGCATTATTGATTTATTGGCAATGATTCATTTTGAGAGGAACACTGCCCATCTTGCTATGACTAAATCTCAGGGGATGAGGGCTAGGGCTTACTTAGAATCATTCGTGTCCAAGGTAGATCCGTTGAGAAATTCTGTTATTCGCCAAAACACCACTCAGATGACTCTAAGGGGTGCCTCTGGCAGAGAAGTTGGTATTGAGGTCATTCCTTGTACTCCGAAGGCTGTTCAAGGATGCCATACATCTCTCAATTCCTGGGACGAAATTGCATCCAGTTTAGATCCAACACTGGTAAAAGGTTATCGTGATTCCCATGGTATTTTAGGATCTTCTCATGATGGTGCGCCAGGGATTGCTGTTAAAATTACATCCAGACAAACGGGCTCTTCTCTTGCTGAGCAAGAATTAAAAAATGCTCGAAGATCAGGCCTTCGTGTTGTGAAATGGACTACTCTCGATGTTGCTAAAAGGTGTGAGGATGAAAGGTCTGGTGTCGAACCTTCGCCTTTATGGATCAACATTCAGAAAAACATAGTTCTACCTGAAATAGAGTACCTGTCTCAGCGGCGTGAGGGTTTTATCAAGGTAGAGACAACTTTTGATAAATGCCACGAGTGCTCTATTGTTTCTGTCTGCCAGGGAGACCTGAAAAATCAAACTTCGACATCCCCGTTGCTTAGAAATATCGACGATGTAATCGCTAAAGTGCGTCTGGCTAATTCTCATGACTGGACACTTGCTCAGATTATGTCCCTTGAGCCTTCAAAAGAGGGTCAAATTTACTGGGAATTCGATGTCGCGACCCACTCTCCTGGGTGGCTAGGACTGTGGAAAAAGTTAACAGGGAAAGAGCCAGAGGTAGTAATTGATAGAGGGATTTTTGTTCAGCAATTAAAGAGACAGGGATGCCAGTTTTATGCTGGTCAAGACTGGGGATGGACCTCCCCTGCATCAACTATTGTCGTTGCCATAGACAAGATGGATAATGTCTATGTTATTGATAATATGGTTAAAATTAGACATTCTGAACCAGAGATAGCTCAGGCCATAAATGTTGAATTGATGCCTATTTATAATTTACAGATGATTGCTCCTGACGTGGAATCGCCCGGTGGGATTCATGAATTAAGGAAGGCTGGACTGCCTGTTGTCGAGAAGGTTGATAAAAAGATTAGAAAGGGAATTTCTCTTATTAAGGGTTGGTTGCGTGTTCCAAGTATGAATAATCAGGCTAAGATGTTTTTCGCCCCTGACTTACGGAGAGATGATAAACCTAATTCTCCCATGAAGATTTTGGATGAAATTGAAGCGTATCGATTTAAAACCAATGCCGATGGGGAACCGCTTGATGATCCGGAAGATGGACAATCAGACCATGGCCTTGATGCCTTACGTTATATAATGATGTGGCTCTTTGGTGGGGAACAGCTTAAAGTCGGTACTGACTATACGGATGACAAACCCTATGTGCAGACACAGTCGTCCAATATCCCGTCCCTCAGGCAAATAGCTCTGCAACACGGCTTAGTGTTTGATGACAACCGTGAAGACTACGCCCAACAACAAAGACGCGCAGAAGATGGGAACCACGGAGAGAATATGGGTGGTTTGCTCTCGGGGTGGACTTGATTATTGCGTTTAGGGGGGTTTGATTCCCAAGGGTTAAAATGCCGTATAACCTTTGTGGAGGGCCTTATCTTGTCGCTTCTGAATTGTTCGATCAATTTTGTCGGGTATCTTGACTCGGCCCGTAATGCTAATCCAATGGTTCGCATGGCTGATCTGTCATGGTCTCTCCAAGGAATGCCTACTGGCAATATTCGCAATATCCCTATTATTTTGGCTCCAGGTGAAACGCAGACAGTCACCAGCTCGTCTCGGACTCTTTCGTATACGACAGGCACTTCGTTTTCGATTGTTTCGGTTACTGGGACTAGCCATGTTCGACTTACCGCGCCTTTTGGCCAGAGGACCAGTCGTTCTAGCGGAGATAGTTCTACCCAGTGGATTCTTTCTGTTGTGAATGGCCTTGTGACTGCGACGGCAGGCATTGGGACCGCCCCTGTGTTTTCGGGCATGGCGGCTGGCGATGGGGTTTATTTTGGGACTGGCTTTTCCAGTTACAACCAGGGCGTCTTTCAAGTTGTTAAAGTAGGCTTAAATTATATCCAATTTCAAAATTCATTAGGAACGGCGGAAACGGTTGTGGCTCAAGTAAGAGTGTTTTCTAGTGGGCCAGTTCAGATTGGGGATACCATTAGTATTCTTGATCCGGCTTTTAGCTTTCCTAACCGTGGGCAATTTCCGATTACGGCTGTCACCGATCAGTGGGTTGAATTTTCTAACGCGGCTGCCATACCAGAAACGATTACTGGGGTAGTAGCAAATGGAATTAATGCCTATTTAGAAAGTTATCGTTGGATGTTGATTGCTACGGACGGGACTATTTTGATGGCCACCAATGGCGACGCGGTTGGTGCTCTTGAAATATCAACCGATATTACTGGCGATATTATTAGTAACCCAGCACTCTTTATGAAGCGCGGTAATGTGTTTCGCGTCGATGCGACCAATCCGAGTCAGCAAGTGGTGCATGGCTTTCTTTTACTCGTTGAATAGGATCAAATGAAAATTCTTGCAATCGACATGGCAGCATCTAAATCTGGGTGGGCCATATATATCGACGGAAAGCCCATTCGATATGGCACCTGCTTTATTGACAAGGAACAGTCCGAGTTTGGTTTGTACCCATTTTGCTTCCCACAGTATGCTCGTTACGCTGCGACTAAATTGGCTGAGCTGGTTGATTTTGAAAAGCCAAGTGAAGTGATTTTAGAAGAAACCAATCCTGGTAAGAATGTTTATTCCCAAAAATCATTGGAGCATGTTCATTTTGCTTTCATCGAAGAAATGGATAAGCGTAAAATCTCACTGACTTATATTCGCACAGGAGTATGGCGTAAATTGGTTGGTGCATATCAAAATTCGGAAGAAAAGAAATTAAATTCAAAGATTGGGCGCATGAAGATTAAGAACGGTAGTTCTAAGCCTGTAAAAATTGACGGTAAGGTTGTTGGAAAAAAAACACGAAAGCACGTTGCTTTGCGCCGAGTTCAAGAGCTTTTTGGATTTGAATTAAGAATGAAGGAGCAAGATGCTGCGGAAGCTATTTTGATTGGCCTTGCTGCTAATATGGGTGCGCCACGTTGTAATGGAAAAACTGATGGTGGGCTACTTCCGAAGGAGTCTGTATGCTCGTGATTGATAATGTTAGGTCGTGGCTAGAAAGTTTTGTTGACGCTAGGTTGGATACCATGAAGGGTGGAGATAGTTTGGCGAAAGCCGAATCTTCTCAAGAGGACTTAGCAAAGGCTGCGCGAGAGATGCAGCAGCAGACACTCGGAAGACGAGGCCTCCTCTTCGACCCCTTAGCTGAAACTGGATTACAAAGCGGCATGTTTCGACCTAAAGGCGCCGCTGGTGGATCGTTTATTAACAATACGATCCTCAAGATTATTACGAGACGTGACCCGATTGTCGCGACGATTATGCACTTGCGCGCTAATCAAGTGGCTACATTTTGCCGTACGCGCAGTGATCGATTTGATACTGGATTCCAAATTAAAACAAAGCGTCCCGATGAAGATGCAGTACCAGAAGAAATCGAAGAAATTGAAAAGTTTATTTTAAATTGTGGTGAGACTGAAGGCAGAGAAGACGCAGATAAAATGACCTTCGATCAATTCGGATATATGGTCGCGTGGGATATGATGACTTATGGTCATACCGCAATTGAGAACGTAAAAAGTCAAGATGGTAGTTTGTTTGCGTTCCTGCCCTTGCCGGCGGAAACGATTTATCATGCGACGAAAAGTAAGATCGGTCAGGGCGCTGTTGATGGGATGATTGCGGCTACTAGAGGAGCTATTGACTCTCTTTTGCGTCAATCGGGAGAAAATCCAGAGCATGGGCCGTATGCCGATGCAGAACAAGACGAACCATTTGCTTACGTACAAAGTATTAATGGCAAGGTGGTCGAAGCGTTTTCAAAAGACGACATTACATTCGCTTTGATTTATGCGCAGGCAGATGTTGATCTACAAGGCTATGCTATTAGTCCATTAGAGCGCGCGGTCACTATGGTCACGGCTCACTTACAGATTGAAAATCATCAGAGAATGTTTTTCACTCATGGCGTAGCGAGTAAGGGTCTTTTGGTTCTCCAGGGCGATGTTACCCCAAATCAACTGCGTGCCCTTCAGGCTCAATGGACAAACCAAGTTACCGGACCTCAGACAGCATGGCGCACTCCTATTTTGGCCGGTATCAAAGGTGTTCAGTGGCAGCCCCTGACGATGGGGTCAAGAGATATGGAATACGCCGCATACCAAGATCACGTATTGCGCGTTCTACATAGCTGCTTTTGTATTGACCCGGAAGAAACTGGGTTTGGTTATCTGTCAAAGGGCGCTGAGCAGCGCACTATGGGCGAAGCCTCGAATGAATATAAGATTGGTGCGAGTAGAGAAAAGGGATTACGCCCACTCTTAGGTCGCGTTGAAAGCATAATGAATGATTTGTTAGTCAAGTGGAATCCAATGTTTGCTGACAAATATGTGTTTTCTTTTGTTGGCCTGGATGCGGAAACGCGCGGCGAAGAAATTGATCGACTGAAAGAAGAGGTTCAGCTTCATACTACAATCGATGAAGTTCGCGAACAGGCTGAAATGGAACCGCTAAAGATTGGCGGTGGGATGATTCTAAATCCGCTATTGCTTCAAGTTCTCCAGGCTAATCTTCCCAAGGGTGTTTTCATGGAGACCTTTTTGGGAGTGCAGGGGGCCAGTGAGCGCCCAGACTTGCAGTACATCCCAGACCCATTGTGGATGCAATGGCAGCAAATGCAAATGCAAATTATGCAGCAGCAGGCAATGACTCAGCAGCCAGACGGCGAACCAGACAGTGAACCTAAGAAAAAGCCAGAAAAAGAAAAGCCAAGCGTGGGTAATGGTGAAGAGCAAGATCCCGCCCAAGCAGAAGCTGAGGCTGAAGCTCAAGAGCAAGCTCAAGCTGCGCAGGCTGCGGCTGCCAATCAATACATACAAGCCAACCCAGAATTGTTTAAGGCAATGCGGGATAATTTAGCGAAGAGTGATTTGGCTAAGGGATTGATTTCTCACCATAGGACCAATGATAAGCATGTGGATAAGTTAGCAGAAGGCCTTTGTTGCGATTACGAAGAAGCCGGAGACAAACTTGTTCATGAGATTATGGCGATAGTGGCAGAGGAGATGCGTGATGCCGGTTCGCAGCGCAAAGGCTCGTAAAAAAATTGAAGCGGCGACTCGTCGTTTTATTTCATTTTTAAGATATCGGGCTATCGGACCTCATGCTCTCAATAAGGAAGAGTTAAAGGATTTGGTTCGTTCTGGGATGATACGTCCTGGGCGACCGCCAAAAAATGCAGTTCAGCGGGCTTATGCACTCACTCACTCTAAGGTGGTAGATGAATCTTTGGCTCCGCGCGCAACGAGGGATGGGGCGGTTGATTTTCTTGAGCGTATGTTTTCGAGATATGCAAAGAAAACCGGCGAGGCCCTAGCGACTGATATTTTAGGGCAAATTGAAAGTCAGCTCATGCCATTTGTAGACCGGAGCGAAGGGAAAGCGGTTTATAGATTATTGAAAGACCCAAAGGTTCACCAAAAGTATTTGGGTAATAAGCTTAATGAGACAGTTTTAAATTGGGCTAATCGATGGAAATTAATAGTAGACACCGAACTTCATCGTGCAAGTAATTTAGGTGCGGCAGATGCTATTTTGCATAACAATAAGCCAGACAGTCGGGGACCAGATGAAATTGTGGTTTTCAAGATCGGCCCGAATGACGGGGCCACTTGCAAACACTGCCGGGCTTTTTGGTTCTTACCCGATGGTGTAACTCCAAAGGTTTATAAGTTTTCCGAAATCATTGCCGGCGGATCGAATATCGGAAGGAAGGCAAATCAATGGGAGGCGACCATCGACTCGACTCATGCGGGGTGTCGGCATCTCTTGTCGGAACTTCGCCCCGGTTACGGCTTTATTGGCGGAAAAATTGAGTATATTAATCAAGCTCATAGTGAATACGCTCGACAGAAGGGTATGGTTTCGGGGGCTGTTTAGGGCTTTTCCAAAATAGCGGTATATCGCTATTAAGATGAAGCAGATCAAAATTAGAAAGCACCCAGAGACCAAACTGCCCGCAGTCGAATGCCCTACCTGTGAGGCTATTATCAGCCCACAAAAGAATCCAATTATGGATGGGTATGATTGCCCAAATTGTAACCACGTATTCCAGCAGGAAGAGATGTTTGCTTATTCCGCTGCCGTAGAAGAGGCCGCAGAAGAAGACGAGGACTCTGAGTACGGGTATTAAAGGAGTTTATTATGGACACTAAGATGACCACGGCTGAAGAATCTTTGGCTATGGCGAACGGATTTTCGTCTCTTAAGGGTAAAAAAATACCAGTGAAGGGGCATGAGTTTGTTGTGGAGCGTATCAATTTAGAGTTTCAATCTTGGATTGAACAACGAATGAATGAAGTAATGTCTCAGGGGTCTCAGGCGGCATCAGAGATGTTTACCCCGGAAGAAGCGTCTGCCCTGAAGACGATGGCGCAGCAGATATTGGCTAGGAAAAATGCTCCGGTGTCACTTCAACCCAGTCAAGACAGGGCCAATCTCAGTCCTTCAATGGATCATAAAAAATTTAAAGAGAGTAATGGGCAAATACTTAACTTAGCGCGTCATTTGTCTCAGCTAGACAATTCTGTGGACAGCCAAGGTCGACCAATTGAATTTTAAGGAGAAAAAATGAATACTGAACGCCGACAAGAATACTCTGGCACCAATAAGCTGACCGCAATTAAAGATGCCCATGATGAAATTGGTAAGCTGAAAGATTTAACCATTAAGCTGGCCAATGTGGCCGCAGAACAAGGGAAGCTTTTGCGCGGATTTCAAGAGACACTTAATGAATTGTCTTTAACTCTCCGTGGAATGCGCGCTTTGGCCAATATCTCCAATGATGCGTTGGTGGCTAAAGTTGAAGAGCTGCGTATTACGGATTTCGATCAGGCCAGTAAGGATATGGATGAGCGGCGGGGCATGGAGATTTGTGGCGAAGTAGCTATGGGCGATGAAGCTATTGTGTCCATGCAATTTTATAATCAAGATGTTGAAATGAAGGATAAGGAAATTCTTAGGGTGCGAGTACCTACGTCTAATCCAGATAAGTTGGCATTTTTGGTGCCAACCTTAATTGATATGAAAGTCGGAGACATTAAGTCAATCGATGAAGGCCCCATGAAGATGAAGGTTACTCTTATCGGTGCCCGTAGATTGAAACTGTAAGGTGTACCGAAATGAAAAAGGCGTCATGGTCTGATGCAGAATTTAAGTATCTCAAAGACTGTATAGCCAAATCCGTCACTATTGAAAGTGCTGTAGAAAAATTTAGGGAGCCTTTCCCTAAAAGATCCATTCCCTCTGTGAGATCCAAATTAGCATCTATGGGAATGAAGCCTTCTGGTAGCGAAGGGGATGCGATTGATGAGCGATCTAAGGTTTCGTCTTTAAAGGATCAGATTTCGAGACTGAAGTCTGAATTAAAAGATGCACACGAAGAAGTGCATACTGGGCAAACCATGATGGAATTTATTCATGGGTTGAAGTTCGCTAAATTTGATTCGGCCCCAGATTGGCTAACTTCTGATAAAAATAAAAAGCATTTGACCGGAATTCCTGTTCTTTTTTTATCGGATATTCATTTTGATGAAACGGTTTTCCCATCGCAAATTGGCAATGTGAATCAATATAATCGGGAGATTGCCACAAAACGTATTCAGCACACGTTTAATACCGCTATTGATCTGTGTTTAACACATATGAACGAGCCAAACTACGACGGTGCCGTTGTGGTATTAGGTGGGGATCTGTTAAGTGGCAATATTCATGAAGAGCTGGCGGAAACAAACGAGGCTCCAATTTTAGAGAGCGCAATTGCGCTGACCGAATTGCTTTATGCCGGCATTTCTATGATGGCAGACAGATTCGGGAAGGTCTTTGTTCCTTGCGTCGTTGGTAATCACGGTAGGATTCATCGGAAGCCAAGGATGAAAAACCGAGTGAGGGATAATTACGAGTGGATTGTTTATCAAATGTTGGCATTTCGCTTTAATAGCGATAAGCGGGTGACATTTTTGATTTCAGAAAGCACCGATGTTTTATTTTCCGTGTATGACAAAAAGATCCTTTTGACGCATGGAGATCAATTTCGGGGCGGGTCTGGCATTTCCGGTATCTTAAGTCCTTTGTTTATTGGTCAGGCCCGTAAAGCAAAAAGGCAACAAGCAGTACAAAATCCATTTGATATCATGCTCATTGGGCATTTCCATCAGTACATTCATACAGATACTTTGGTTATAAATGGTGCTATTAAGGGCTATGACGAATATGCGTATCAGAATAACTTTGGATTTGAACAGCCTGTGCAGGCGCTGTTTGTCGTACACCCTAAGCTTGGGGTGACTTATCGGATGCCCATTTTATGTAATGGATACGAGGTACATAAGACTAAGGGTCAGTCCGCCTTACAAGTTTGGGGCAAACAATGAATAAGGAATCCGCTTCGGTTTGCCGGCAAAAAATGTTCGATCACCTTAAAACTAAGGGGTATCCGGATATGGAGGATCAGGCCATTATTAATGAGATCCCCGAAATGCACCGGCAACTCCTTGATGAAAAGCTGATTCCTTCGACATTCACCGTTGATATAATGATGCAAATTGCTATTGCTGCGCGTCAAAATATTCGATTGATGGAACAAATGCAGGCGCAAATGCAGGGGCAGTTTAAGTCATTTTGGCAATCTGGGATATAATCTAGTGTATGACTCGCCACCGTTCAGATACGCGACGGCAGGAACAGGATACAAAGCGATTAAAGCGAGAAAATTCACGCCTTTTAAAGCAGGTAAGACAGCTTAATTCTTTGGTACCGGATGGGGCGATAGAAGAAGAAGACGTAAAAGAAAAATTAAAATCACTGCCCCCCACTGACATCCCATGCTCTAAATGCGGCGCTTCTACTGAAATTTTCGATATCGGAATACGCAAATATTATCAATGTACCAAAGATCGGACTCATAGAACCCGAGCATAAGATTTCGGTATATATTCAATATGGATAAAAGATGTCCGCTTAAGAAAACCTGCTTACCCGATAAACCATGCCACCATGGAAGGCGCGCCGTTGATTTCGCCAGAAAGAACAAGAAGGGTGGGTGTCCGTGGTTTGTGGCGTCCCAGGAGTCGAATTATTGTTTTTTCTCCCTAATGGACGCAGAGGGTAATCAGCCTATCGAATCAGGGCGCGTCGCAAGCCTACTTCTTATTGATGACGGAGAAGTAAAAAGGATCACTGCTAAATTTAAAGCTATGGCGCCAGAGCACCTAGAGATTTGTCCGGTCGAGATTACGCAGATATGAGGCCAGTCGTTCCTGTTGTTTCAGTTAGTAAATTTATTATTTATGGGCTGGTGGATGTTCGTACTAAAACAGTAAGGTATATTGGAAAATCAAGCGTAGGGCCGAAAATGAAATTACAAATTAATACGCTTTATTGCGCAGACAACTTGGAAGTGATGAGGCAAATGCCGGGTGAATCCATTGACCTCATCTATATTGATCCCCCCTTTGCTACTCAGAGCGTACGGCGAGAAAAGGCATGGGATAAAGAGGTTCAATCTGGTGAGTTCGATGACCGCTGGGGTGGTGGTATCCAAAGCTACATTCTATGGATGAAGCTTCGGCTGACAGAAATGCATCGTTTATTGAAACCCACGGGATGTTTATTTGTTCACCTAGACTACAGGGCTATTCATTATATAAAAATTGAACTGGATCGAATTTTTGGATACGGCGATGGCTTTCGGTAGATGAAATCGCCGCGCATCTCGGCATTTCCAAGGAGACTGTTTATCGGTGGATAGAGCGGGGCAAGATTCCTGCTCATCGGGTCGGCAAACAGTGGAAGTTTCGAGCATCGGAAGTGGATGCTTGGGTCACGCAAGGGAGCGCCGCCGAGCTTGCCGGTGGGGTTTTGAAGGCAAAGGAACAGCGGCAGTTTAGCCAAGCGTAGTTATTGCGGAAGCGGGAAGAACGGGAGAGCGGAGAAAATGCCAGTATTGAATTTCAAAGGTAAGACGGCGGTTGAAAATTACCACTATACGATTCCTCATCACACTTTGGAGTTCGATGAAAAACTCTCGGTCCTTGAAAAAGGACAAAAGCCATCGCTCGACGGCAACCTGATTATCGAGGGGGATAACCTCATCGCCTTGAAGGCGCTTCTCCCTACTCATGCCGGGCGAATCAAGTGCATCTATATCGACCCCCCTTACAACACGGGCAGTGAAAATTGGACATATAACGATAATCTTACGCAGCCTCAATTCAAGGAGTGGATTGGGCAAGTAGTCGGTAAAGAAGGCGAGGATCATAGTAGACACGATAAGTGGTGTTGCATGATGTATCCACGCTTGCAGTTGCTTCGCGAACTTTTGTGTGACGATGGAGCCATTTTCGTTTCAATCGACGAAAATGAAGTTCACAGCGCAATATTCCTGCTAAATGATATTTTTAGAACAGAGAAGCCTTTCGCAACCTTTGTTTGGAAGAGGCGAGCGTCAAGTGGAATGGGGGATCAGCCCGTTTCTACGGACCACGAATATGTGCTCATGTACGCGAAATATCCTGAACGCGTTTCTCTGTATGGTCTTGTGCCAAAAGAGGAAGATTATCCGCATCAAGACAAGCATGGAAGATTTGCCAGTACAGATTTGACCATTGGCATGACTCGCGAAGAGCGTCCGAACCAATTCTATGAGCTGATTAATCCCAAAACTAAAAAGAAATATCCCGGTAATCCGGATCGTGTCTGGCGTTTTGAGCCTGAGGCAATGAAAGAAGTAATAAAAAATGAGCTAATCATTTGGCCAGAAGAACATCCGGATAAGAAGCTGAAACGACCAAGGTACAAGACTTACTTTGATCCAGAAAAAATAAAGCAAAACCCAGTTTCAACATGGATCGAGGACGGCGATATGTTCCAGGAAGCTGGTAACATTGAGGACGAGGATCAAGCCCCCGCCGTCCTTCGCTCAAATCTCAATGTTGAGGGCGGGCGAGCATTAAAAGATATTCTTGGGACCAAGTCTTTTGCGTATCCTAAACCGCCATCGCTTATTCGCTCAATAGTGCGACTAGCAACGGGACCGGCCGATTGTATTTTGGATTCATTTTCTGGATCTGGAACAACTGCTCAAGCAGTGCTTGAGTGTAATGCTATCGATGGAGGTCAGAGAAAATTTATTCTGGTCCAACAGCCGTATGATTCAGCCGCTGACAAGGATCAGGGTAAAAATATCTGCAAGACGGTCACGGCTGAACGGGTTCGTCGCTTAATCAAAGGTTATGATGGTTTTCAAGATACTATCGACATACTTTTTGAAGAGCGAATCACGCTTTCGACCCTTCGATCTGCGGCCATTGTGCTCGAAAAGATCGAAAAAATAAAAACCACAGCGACTGATTTTGACGATTTTCAAGTGCAAATGCAAAAGGGTTCACTTCGCGTTATTGGGATTAGAAAGTCCAAAGGTAAGAAAATCGGCTTCGGCGGTGCTTTTGCTTACTCTCAAATAGGACCGCAGCTCCTAGCAGAAGCTAGAATTTTTGGATCGACCTCTCCGAAGTTCGCAGACTTGGCTAGATACATTTTTTATACAGAAACAAATGACACTTTAGATGACGCAAAGACTGACAAAAAATCAGGTAAAATCGCGGAGCATAAGGGCACTAGTTACTATTTATTGTTCAATCCTGACTCCAATGATGGGAAGGCTCTTACGTTGGCATGGCTATTAGAGCGAGTGGGTCAGGACTCTAATCGGTCGTGGGTCATCTACTGCGAAAAAATTTGGGTTCATCGTGATGATCGCGAGGCCTTTGAGAAACGGACGGGCAAGTC